TTCAGGCTCGACGAAATGCCGACGAGTTGCTTTCTGGACTTGGCTACGGCGAAGCACAGGGTGACGAATAATGCAATTACCTCAGGCGACAATCGACAAAGTAGAAGGGTACATCCGGTACAGAAATTCGGCTTACGATTTCACTGGTGATCGATTCGCTACTGCTGTTGACATTTCGTCGGATCGGTATAGCAATCAAAGCCTGAAAAATTACTACCAGATTTTAGGTTTGTACATTTTACACATGGATGAATGCTCCGGTGCAGGTAATAGTGGTGGGTCGTCAAACGCTGGTTCCGTTGTATCGACTTCCGAGGGAGGTATCTCTATAGATCTCGGAAAATCTGCGACACTTGATGTAAACGGTGACCTGTCTCGTACAGGCTGGGGAATTGAATTGAGTTCTTTGATAAGGACTTCTACGATGTTTACCGCATTCAATTGCAACATGTAGGCGTAGTACATGAAGCTTATGATTATTTAATCATTAAACTATGATTAGGTAATCATAGGCTTATCTACTCTAATCAACTATAATAATAATTATTAAATATTAGAATTTAGTATTAAGTATTAGAATTAAGATTTAAGAAGTTAGTTGTTTAATAAGGGGCAAAAATTGAGCGACATTGAAATCATTGACCATGGTCTCGGAAGGTATCAAAGCCAGATGGATTATCTGACTTCGCATTACCTGAAGGTTGGTCTTCCGGCTAACGAGGCGGTCGGGTCTGCTCAGCGTCAGGGATCTCACGCTCCTTTCGGAACCATGGACGAACTCGTAGAGATCATGACCGTCCATGAATTCGGATCAAGTAACGCAGGAATACCTCAGAGATCTTTTCTTAGATCTGCAGTTGACGATAACAGAACGAGAATAGAAGCACTACAAGAAGAGCTTTTGGATCAGATGGTTATCGGTCAGATAAATGCCGTGACTGCTCTTGATAGACTCGGCGTTTTTGTGACTGGTCTTGTTAGAGACAAGATACGAACGATAAGCACACCTCCGAATACTCCTGAGACAATTAGAAGAAAAGGATCATCAAACCCGCTTATCGATACCGGACAGGCTCGGCAGTCGATACAATTTGTGAAAAAAAGAATAGGTACTCCATGATGCAGTCAAACTTGATTCCTAAAAAAAATGTAAGTGTGAAGCGTGAAGCGAGAATAACCGTTGTTGACGGATTCCCTATTGCCGGAAATATTTCTACATTCACGATCAAAGCTTCTGTTCAGCCAGCCACAGATAGAGATCTAAGGACTCTTCCTACTGGTACTCACTATGTCGAAGCTTACAAGCTTTTTTCCTATGACTACTTACAGGAGGAAGACAGTAACTATGAAGCTGACGAAGTTACCATCGGGACAAAACAATTTAAGGTCGTAAAAGTGAGCGATTGGGATAACCAAGTAATACCTCACAGAGAGATTCTGGTGATACGATGATCGATCTCGATAGGAAAAAAGCGCTGTCGCGCGTTCTGAGCGATCTTACTGGATTGGTACACATTTATCATTACCAGAATGTAAAAGAGCCATCCACTGCGTTCTTTTCATCAGAAATCAAGGATACTGGGGCTATATCCAAGGGAGAAAAGATTCTTTCTAGGAATATTGACGGAAATCCTGTAGAAACTGTTCGCTTTTCAGACGAATTGATGTGGTATATCCAAGGTGTCGGCGAAGGTGTCACGATGAAGTTGAAACAGTTTTGCCGTGATGTGAAACTGACAAATAATATTGCCAGACTCTACGATGAAGTCGGCGTGTCTCTCAGGATAGAAAATCCGGTACTCGATATCACGGAAATACGCGGTGCTGAGTATGTCGAAAGGGCGTCGTGCGATATCGTGATTCAGACATTCTCAGAAGCAAGTGCAGAAACATACGAAATCGACGAAGTTACCATATAACTTGAACCAATGTTTTAAACGAAAGGCTCTAAAATGAGTGTAAAGGACATTACTGATATCCAGATCGTAACCAGAAGCGGAGCTATTGCAGTTCGCTCTTTTGGCGTGTTTACGATTGTTGGATCGACAAATGCCGGAGTAGCTGGTAGCCGATGGAAGGAGTATTCGTCTCTCGATGAAATCGTAACCGATGGATACACTGATACGACTGCAGAGTACAAAATGGCGCAGATGCTTTTGTCTGCAACTATTCCACCGTCTACTTTTGCTATCGGGCAGACAAAAACAGCAGATGCTACTCTTACTGCTTCCCTGAATGCGATCAAGAATGAAGCTTCTGCTTTCTACTGCTTCGGCTGTACTACGCGGACTCTTGCTTCTCAAAAACTCGCTTCCGATTGGGCGGAAACTAACGAAGCGTTGTTCCTTGCTTCTGAAGCAAGAAAAATGTTCACCGATGGTGCTGGAACTCCTGTCGCCGATACACTGGCGAAGTATGTAAAGGACAATGCGAAGAAGAGAACCGCAGTTCTCTATCATGCTGATTCTGATACACTCTATGCAGAAGGCGGATTCGCTGGCGCGTTTCTGACAAAACCTGCCGGATCCTACACTGTGAAGTTCAAAGATATCGCTGGTTTAACTGTGACTACCCTGAGTACTTCCCAGCAAGCAGAGATCACTGCTCTCAACTGCAACTGCTTTGTAGACAAAGGCGGAAACGGGACTTTCAGAATGATACTCGAAGGAACAACCGGATCTACTTTCATAGACGAAGTGGTGAATGGTGACTACCTTGTCGCTCGAATGAATGAAGCTATTCTTTCCATGTTTAAGAAGAATGATATCGTTTCTTTCGATGACGATGGTATCGCTCTGGTTGAACTGGCTATTCAGGGCGTTCTTGATAGTGGCATTTCCCTTGGAGTTGTAACTGAACACGCAGTTGATGAAGACGGAAACAGAACTGGCGGATATGTGATCTACAGTCCTCTTGCTTCAGACATTCCTTCGAGCGTGAAAGAGTCTCGCAAATATGATTCGCTTACTGCATTTGACTACTGGAAAAGAGTCGGCATGCACAGCGTAAAAATAACTGGTTATGCGTTTTACTAAGAAAGAGTAGGTCGAAAATGAACAAGGCTTATAGCATTGATCCAACTGATAAAATCGTAGTATTCGGCGGTATTGTGATAACCGGATATGCTTCTGGAAAGCACATCACCGTCAAACTTGATGAAGATGATTTTACCGATGTTGACGGAAACCACGGAGATTCAACCCGTGTTAGAAACAGAAAAAACAGTGGAGAGGTTGTTCTTGTTCTTCAAGAATCAGCACTGACCAATACACTGCTTTCTGCTCATAGAGCAATAGACTTGACTACTGGACGAAATGTCGTTCCGTTTGTGATGAAAGATAAAAACGGAGCAACTCTGGTCACGGCGAAATACGCGTGGATCAAAAAGGCTCCAGATGTTGGTGTTTCCGACACTGTCGAAAATCGTGAATGGACGATCAAACTCAAAGGCGTGCGAGAAACATATTTTGTCGGTGGAAATTCTTCCCTTTAAAAAGTTACTGAATGGGGCTTATTTATGCTTACTGTTAAAGAAAAAAGAATCAGCGGTCACCTTGTCATGGTAAACGAACTTCCTGCGAGACACAAGCTACCGCTTGCTGTAAAAGTACTGAAATTTGTACCGCCGATCTTGCGAAGTTTGAAAGAAATTCTCATGTCTCTTCTTTCAGGAGACAACGGCGGTGTTGATCTGAACAACATTGAAACGATCCTCGATGAAGATAGCAATTTCGATGTGATGAAGGCTCTTCAGTCGATTGACATGGTTAGTATTTCTGAGTTACTGGAAAATCTCCTTAATATTTATACTCCAGATGAGATCCTTAAGTTCTGCGAAGATGTTCTGGTGATGACTGTTATCGATGGAAACAATGCCAGCGAAATGTTAAAATCTGGCTATACCGGAGTAGATGTTTTCAAAGATGACTTCCCATTGCTTATTGCTTCTGTGATTTTTACCATACAGGCAAACAGTTTTTTCGGGAAGGGGGGCACTGGCTCCCCATTGAAAGCAATAAAAGAAATGCTGGCGACGAACCGGAATGGTTAAGACTTTCTGAGGAAGTTCAAAACGAATTTCTTCTTGTTGGTCTAGTTGCAGAGAAAATTTTTACTTGGGAGCAGTTGGAGACAACTGTCTCTCTTGATGATGTGGTAAGAGTGAACGCTTATCTTCAATACAGATCTACATTGGACTCACGGTTAGCAGAGGAAGCAAGAAATGACAATTCGTGAACTCGTTACGAGACTTGTTTATCGGGTAGATAGTACTCAGTTGAACGCTTATCGTCGGCAAATGCTCGGTCTTTCCGCTGATGCCCGTGCAATTTCTCAGAGCTTGCTAAAGTGGGGCGGTATCATGACTGCCACGATTACTGCTCCGATAGTTCTGATTGGTAGAGAAATGGTAAAACTCGCGTCCGATGCAGAAGAATCTGGAAGTAAGTTCCAAGTAGTGTTTAGAGACATGAAAGATCAGGCTGGATCTGTGGCTGATTCTTACGCGAAAGACTTCGATCTGGCATCTGCTACAGCAAGAGAGTTGATCGGTAACACTGGAGACCTGCTGACCGGATTCGGGTACACTCAGGAAGGCGCTCTCGAACTTTCCGATAAAATCAACAGGCTCGCTGGAGATTTAAATTCATTTCAAAATGTTCAAGGCGGAACCGCAGAAGCTTCAAGAAAGCTTCTCTCTGGTATTCTCGGGGAAACAGAGGGGCTCAAAACCTTGGGTATTGTTATTCGTCAGGACTCTCCTGAGTTCAAAAAGCGGATAGAAACGATTATGCGGACGACCGGAGCTACAATTCAGCAAGCGAAGGTTCAGGCTATTTTTGATGAAGCCATGAAGCAGAGCGCAAATGCACTAGGAGACTACGATCGAACTCGCGAAAGTCACTCTAATCAGGAAAAAGCTTTTCACGAAAAACGAAAGGCGATGCTGATTGAGTTCGGCAAAATACTTTTGCCACTTGCTACTGAAGTGCTTAAGATCATGAACCGAATGTCAGATTTTTTCCTGAAACTGGATCCAGAAATTAAACGAATGATTGTAGGATTCGCTGGTCTTCTGGCTATAATCGGTCCTGTAGTGCTCGCTCTTGGTGGATTATTTGCCATGGCATCATCATACGCGGCATGGTTAGGAAGTGCCGGATCTGGACTCGGATTAGTCGCCGGATTCACTGCATTGAAAGCTATTCTTGCGCCTCTTTTAATCTTCATGGCAAAGATTTTACTTGTCGCCGTCGCGATAGGTTTAGCCTTTGACGACATATACACTTGGACAAAAGGCGGTGACTCTATCACCGGAATGATTCTCGGAGATTACGAATCTGCAATGAAGGCATATAAGGACGCTTTCGAAAGTCTTATCGGGTTTATCGTTGATCTCATGGACGGAAACATAGAGTCTCTTACAGAGAGGATTCTTGGCTTGAAGGACGATATGATTGACGCGAGCAAAGGTCTTCGAATGGGCGTGTTTGAGGAACTCTGGGAAAAAGAACAGCAATCAGCCCGTGGCGGTGTTGGAATGCCGATGGTTTTTGCCAACGGCACAATAATGACCACGAAGAATAAGCCGTATCAAGAATGGAAAGCTTCTCAAGGATTAAGCGTTGGCAGTGTTTCAATTTCTGTCTCAGGAAATGGAAACCCTGAGGCTACAGCGAAAGCAGTGTACGATAAGTTCATCGGGAATATTAATGGTCTCGCCAGACAATACGAATCTGGATCACAGACTCCACTTATGTTACAAGGAGTCAAAAAATGAGCGTGCTGAATGTAACCTTCCGGAAAGCAGAACACAAGATCGGCAAGAACATTACTGCCGATCTTTTCCTGTCTTCGAGTCCATCATATACACGGCAAATTGCACGGCATCCGGTAGAAGATGGAACGAATATATCTGATCACATCATAAAAGATCCGGTCAGAATCACGATCTCAGGACTGATGACAACCAGCCCGATTGACTACAAAGTGATATTCACATCTCCTGATTTCAGGCAACGGGTAACAGATGTTTACGAAGAGTTGTTAAATGTCTGGAACACCACGGACGAAACGACTATAATCGACATTATCGACGGCGACCGAGAGTACAAAAACATGTGTCTCGTTTCCCTTTCAATGCCAAACAACAGTCAAAACGGCGAGTCTCTTTTCTTTGACGCTTCCTTCGAAGAGATTCGCATTTTCTCGAAAAGCTATGTGGATGCAAAATATTTGAAAGAAGGGACAAAGGCTTCGAAAGGAGTTAAAACTGACTCGGCACCGAAGAAGGATCTTGGCTCCCAGACAAAGGCTCCAGTTAGTGAAAAAAAGGTCTCGATTGTAAAAGGACTTTTTAACAAGGCTGTAAAATGATTGAAGAAATAAAACTTATTGACTACCCGCACACATCTCAAACGGTAAATCTGTCTGGGAAAGATTTTAAATTAGAATTCCGTCAGAATGTGGCTCACAATCATATTGGACTTGATATTTTGAACAACGACGGAGAACCAATTGTCTGCGGTATGAAAGTTGTTTATGGAATGAATCTTCTTGGCGGAGTAAAGGTCGCCGAACTTCCTTCTGGAACTCTTATATTTTTTAAGATCGATCCAACGACAAGAATAGCCGGCTATACCGAAGATCTCACCCTTTTATACTCTGATGTGTATTACGACGACTACGAAGATCTCCTGAAGGATTTACAATGATTGCCGGAGGCACAGTATTCGGAAGAATAATTGAACTGGAGATTGGGAAGCTCGGTGCTGAAAAGGCGCTGTCTCTCAAGGGTCTCCATGTTGATTTTGTAGTCAAAGATGGTGAGGGAGTTGACTCAACTGCAGAGATTAATATTTACAATATTTCAAAGGCGACATACACGGAAATAAAAAACAGTAGTGTGCTTGTGCTAAGTGCCGGACATGAGACTGGAAACGCTGTAAGAATTATATTCGTAGGGCAAATAATAAGCATCGTCCCATTTAAAAACGGCGGAGATATCAAGTATACTATTAGTTGCAAAAGTGGCGCAAAAACAAGATCTGTAAAGGTATCGAAGACATACACTGAGAACATTTCTGTCGAAAAAATCATGAAGGATCTCACTGTTGAAATGGGGTTAAGTCTCGATGTTGCCGACAGGGTAATAAACAAGTTCGGTCTTCGTGCAAAGAAATACGATGGTGGATTGACTGTCTATGGGAAAGCTTCTGAGGAACTGAAAGAGATAGCGAATGATTTTGGTCTTGAACTGGTCATAGAAGAGGCGAAGGCGAAGCTGATAGAAAAAGGCGGAACTGGATCAGATCTCGCGCTCTCTTTGTCGATGGAAACAGGAATGCTTTCGTCGCTAAAGCCAACGGAAGTAAACGAAAACAAGACAAAGAAAAACGGTTGGAGTTGTATATCTGTTCTGATGCCTGAGCTATCGAGAGGATCGAAACTGATCGTTGTGGATCCAGAACTCGGATCAGGAACATACAGAGTCGTTTCGAGGGTTCACACCGGATCAAATTACTCGGAATCATTTTACACTGAATCAGAATTAGTGGAGGTTCTATGATCGATATTGCTCTCGCTGATCTGTTTGAATCGGTGATCAAAAACAAATTTGACCGGATCCACATAAGCGTTCCGGCGAAGGTAGTAAGCTACAATGAACTTGACAATATGGCGACTGTAAAGATCGCTTCTGCAACAAGTATTGAAGGAATTTCTTCGTTGCCAGAAATTCAGAATGTTCCTGTCATGTTTCCTATGTCGAAGAGTTCAGGATTTGTTTTTGCCGTTGAAAAAGATGATCCTGTTTTACTTGTTTTTTCAGATGTGGATATTTCTCACTGGATCCATTCTAGTGCCGAAGGTTTTGCCAGATCTCAGAGAAGGTTCAACCTGAATGACTGCTATGCAATTGTAGGAGCATTGCCAAAAGGGAAACTTCCTCTTGGAGACGGTAATAGTGCAAAGCTTTTTTCCGGTAGTTCTGTAGTTGAGTTTAAAAAAACAGGAAGCGTTGTGATCAACGGAAACCTTGAGGTTTTGCAGTGAAAGCAATATGCAACAGCGCAGTCATTTTTACCGGAGGAGCAACTGCGGTGATCGCTATTGTTTCCATGGATCTCGATAGCAAGGTTTTGGTCGAAGGTCTCCCAGCTCTACAAGGAGCGACAATAAGCGTAACGACTGCTGATACATCCACCGGAACTGGAGCTGTGCTTCCGAATAGCTCAAAAATCGGTGGAACTGGCTATGTCCTAGAAGATTCAGAAACAGATGTAACCGTGGTTCACCCTTCATCTGGAGTGGTGACAATTGCAAAGATAACAGTGTTTTCATCAGGGCAGTCAAAAGTGAAAACGAGGAGTATGATATGATAGATATTAAGATCGGGTCAGATGGCGACATCATTCTTGATGGCGGAGACCTTAAGCTTGTTGACAACATAGATTCTTTTGCTCAGGGAGTGTCGATCCGGCTGGGATTCATGGCTGGAGAATGGTTCAAAGACGATCGTGCCGGAATCGTTGAGAATGAAGAGTTTCAGAATATTGACATTGTGAACTCAAGAATCAGAACAGAAATTATGAATGAATTTGGTGCCGTATCGATAGCAAAATACGAAAGCACCTTTAATGCTGAAACTCGGAAGCTCGATGTTATATTCGAGGTGAATACAATTTGGGGAACTTCTACAGGTGAAAAAGGAGTGCTGATATGAGCGACAATTACGGTATGATCCCTGCCGGATTTAGAACAAAAAGAGCCGACGATATTACGAGTGAGATCTTCGACGATCTCGATTCTCTATGGGGAACCGTAAAAAGAAGTCCAGAATCAGTTATTGGACAACTGGTCGGAGTTCTTTCAAGACCATACACCCGTGTGTGGCTTGAACTTGAAGATCTCTACATGTCCATGGATCCTTCGTCGGCAGAAGCGATAGCTCTCGATAATATATGCCAGTTCAAGAACATCGTGCGAAAGGGAGCCACTGGAACAACCGTGATTTGCTCGTGCTTCGGTACTGCCGGAACTATTATCCCTTCTGGATCAAAAGTTGCAAGTTCGAATGGTGACATACTGACTATCGTGGAAGAAGTAACCTTCGACAATCTATACATAAACTACGCGAAATTTGAAGGAGTTGACGCTGATCTGTCGATCTACAGATCTGTGAAACTTTCGTATGGATCAAACAGTTTCGAGTACGATGATACCGAAACTCTGATCAACTTCTATAATGGTCTCGCTCTCGCTGTTGAAGAGGCTGTCGCCGACGGCGTTCTTCCGTTTGGGATGACCACTTCAAAAACAGACGATTTCATAGAGATTATCGACTCTTCCTACTCTACATTCTCTGTAACGAGTTTCGACGGATTAACACAGGAACAGATCGGTTATTACGCGGTATTCGTGAATGATACGACTGGAAATGTCGACATACTCCAAAGAACAGTGAATACAATCGTAACCAGTACTTCAGGATGGAATTCTGTTTTGAACTATGGTGCAGGAGTGAACGGTTCTGACATTGAAAACGACAACGACCTCAGGATCAGGCGGAGACGATCAAAACGAACCGGATCGAATAATTCCATGGCTATCGAGACGGCGATAGAAAATTCGGTTTTCGGTGTTCGAAGCGTGACCTGCTATGAAAATGAAGAGTCGGTTATCGCTAACGGGCTTAAGCCACATAGTATCTTCGTTGTTGTCGATGGTGCCGAAGGTAAAGAGCAAGAGATAGCTGATGTCATCTGGATCAAAAAGTCGACTGGAATAGCCACGAATGGCGACATAGAAAAAACAGTTGTCGACAGCAACGGCGTTTCTCGCGTGATTCGGTTTGGTAGACCTTCAGTAATTTATGGATGGATCCGAGTAGTAATCACAGCTACCGATCCAGATTTTTCTCTCCAGTCAAATTTCGCATCGACAATCGCTGAGAATATCGCTACAATTGCTGATGAAATGCAGACCGGAGACGATTTTTCCGCTGGAAGATTCGCCGGAGAAGTCTACTCTCTCAGAGGTGTACGCTCTGCTACTATCGAAGTTGGAACTTCTGCGTCTCCAGATGTTATTCCTACAAACTGGACTTCATCGTATATTGATGTGAGCAAGTTGCAGAGAGTTGTCGTAATCGATAAAAATTATGTAAGCGTGGAGGCGTGATGTTTTATATCATTAGAAAATTCGAGTCGATTGATGGAGTGCCTTTTTACACGAGTGTCGGATATGTTACAAGCGAGGAAGATGTAGAAAAATGCGTTGATACCGATGTTGTTGCCAGCTTCAATTTATGGGTGTCGCAGAACCTATTTGAACTCACCGATGGATCAATTTCGTGCGACTCTTTTTTCTCAGAAAACAGCATTGACCACTTCTATTTGTGTGATACATTTACTACGAGTGTAGAAGGTCAGAACCTAGAAGAGATTACAGATTTTAGTACATTTGGAGGCGTGTAATGGCAGTTCCAATCATAGGAAACAAAACGGTTTCCAATCCGACTCCGGGGAATTCAACGATATCACTGTCTCATGTTCAGGATGTTGGCTCGAACAGAGGATTACTTGTTTCCCTTGCAAATGGAAACGGTGTACCAGTTAATACAGCAACATACGCAGGTGTTCCCATGACAAAGCTCGCCTCTCCGTTGATATCAAACTTGTCTCAGTATCTAACTCTGTTTTGGTTGAGTAACCCACCAGAAGGAAATAACAGCCTCGTCATAACATTTGGGACTACGCAAAATCCTGTTTCTTTGTGGTCGCCGTTGAGCGTTTTTGGTTGTTCTTTTACCGGATGCGGTGGATACGGTTCATTCACGTACAGCGATGTACTTGATGACCCGACGGAGTTACAGCTTAATATCGCGCAAAACGATTCGTTAATATTTGCGCGGGGGCAATCAACACAGTCAGAAGGATCTATTGTTATAGAGGGCGTGACATATAGCGCCGTTCAGATGGATTTCCAGCACAATACGAACACTCCCGCGTGGGGTGTCCTTGGAACTGTCGGGCAATCAGCAGGGATCAGCGATGTAGCAATAGACGCGCTGTCTGGTGATAGCGTTGGTCAGACAATAGAAATCAAGGGCTATTTTGCTCCAGCGACAATTATAAACGATTACTATTATAGACAAAGGAGAAATTCATGAACTACATGAAGTACAATACTGCTACAGAAATCATTATCGGTCCTCTAGTCGGAGAAGACGGCAAAACACCTTACACAGGAACAGTCCTCGCGTCAGAGGTAAAGTTGTCAAAAGGTTCGGATTCTTCAGGAACTATCACATACGGTGCTTTTGCCAGTGCTACAAACGCTCCGGCACACATGGCGAATGGTTTGTACAAACTGTCGATTACCGCAACTGAAGCTCAATGTGGTATACTCGCCGTATCGACTGTCAAGGCAACAGCATGGCTTTCTCACTGGGAAAAATTTGAGGTGCTTACAAATATGGGGTACGGCATTATGCGCGGGTCGCTGGTTGTTCCGTCCAATGTATTAGAAATTGAGGGTATTGCAGTTGCGACTAATGTTGACGGTTATTTCCCTTCCGATATTCGGCGGGTTGACGGTTCAGCGTTAAGTTCGCACACAACAGGCAATTTCCCCGCAGATGTGAGAGAGATTGTCGGTATCACTGTTGCCAGTGCTTCGTCTGGATTTTTCCCAGCAGATGTGCAAAAAGTAGACAGTGTTTCTCTGGCAACTCACACGGCAGGAAAATTCCCTGCAGATGCTACGATTAGCGGAACGGTGAGTGCAAATGTAATTCAAGTCGAAGGGTCGGACGCTTCTGAGTACTACACGAGCGTAAAAGATGCTACAATATCCGCGCTATGGACTCACATAGAGAACCAAACTACATCGATAAACAGCAATACCGATACTGAGATCGATGGTGCCGAGGCAAATATCATTGCTCGTATAAATGCTGGAGTCACTACATCTGATCCAGTTATTATTTTGCCAGTGGATGTTCAGGCAAAAACAGGTCTGGGGTTGCCCTCTGAAAAAATCTATGTGTATTTTCATATTCTCGATGCGGTGACTGGACTTCCGGTGTATGGTTATACCGGAGACTCTGTATGGACGGTATTTAGAGACGGAGCCGAAATAGGAGCGATAGGAGGAACAATACCAGTGACTTATGTCAATTTCGAAGGCTTGTACTGCGTCGCTCTGCCGTACCAGACAGACGGAACAACGCTTGTTTCGGCGCTTCCTGAAGTTTCTGGATACAAAAAAACTGTACTAAAAGTCAGATATGTAATGCAAGAAACGAATGTTTATAAGGTTGAAGGAACCGATGCGACTGATTATTTTGCAACTCTTGATGATAGCGTATTGGCTGAGGTTGCAAAGATAGTAGACAAATTGCCAGTTGGAAGCATTTCAGAAGAGACAACAAGCCAAGAAATTCTTGACATTGTTCTTGATCTTGCCATAAGAATACCTGTTGAAATGTCAGATATTACGAAGGATTGGGTAGTCGACGGAACAGTGACATTTGCAGATCTCATGCTCTATATGATCGCTTTGATCAAGGGTAGATACGACCTTGCCGGATCCACTGCTTCGTTCAAGCGTCAGGACGGTGCCACTGTGGCGTTCGAGAATCTTCTCACAGAAACTACTCGGAGACCGCTGTGAACGGTATCGGCAATCCATTCAATTTTTCAGTTCTCGGTTTCGTGATCCCGCGGAATCGAGAATTAGTTGGTAGTTTCGGAATGTGCTCGTCAGGAGAAATTTCTGTAACCTACGAGACTGATTTGAGTGACTTGCTGATCCAGCAATTCAGAGAGGACAACTGATGGCAATTCGACTGAAGCAACTTATATCGGCGGTAGGGAAACAGGCTGACTTGTTTCTCCCCGCCGTCAGCAATGTGAAGTATGGTAGACTTTTGCTGAACTCTGTCGGCGACCAGCTTGAACAACTCAACAAAATCGCCATGGCAGATGCAGTAGGAACCGATACTGAGAAGAGAGAAACTATTTACACACAGATCTCGATTGATGAATCTGAAGGAGAGTTTGAGACAATAAAAATGCTACTCGAATTTCTCTTTGATCCAGAAGAGTATTCTATCAAAGAGATCGAAAATGCAAAGGTTAGGATCCACATAAAAACAAGTGTTTCGACTGCCGGAAAAATCTCTGAATTAAAGAGTTTGATTTCCGCAGGAGTAGAGACAGAAATTACTATCAACAACGGCGTTCCTTTTGTATTTTTCGGGGGAAACGGCAAAGGCTTCGGAACAGTAGGTGTTTCTGGGGTAGGCGGAAATTTTTCATCCTTAAAATAGCGAGGGCTAAATGGCAAAACCAACAGAGTTCCCTGATTTCGCAAGCGACATAGCGCAAGCCGAAATCACAGAACCTTCAGCATCAAAGAAAGAGTCTGGATGGGAAGGAGGCGAGGAACCGCCACACGAATTTTTCAACTGGCTTCACAATCTGTATGGATCGTGGATCAGGTGGCTCGAAGAGACTGTTGAATCAATCGCGGTATCCATCACCGGAATAGAGTCATCTATAGCCGGAATAGATACCCGTATCGACGAAATAGAGGAAAAAGATTTCAACACGAGGTACCGTGTTGATATCATAAAGCACCAAGGAGGTGTTGAAACAACAGTAAGCGGTGGATATTTAGGCGTATGCAGAATCAAAAACATGATTGCAATTAACCTTGAAGCTACTGCAAATGTAGATTTCACATCTTCAGGAGGATTTGTAACCTTTAAGGTAGAAAGCCCAGACTCGTTTGACGATTCAGTGTTAGATGCTATGTATAATGTAATAATGCCGAGTAATTGTCTGTTCGCGTTAGATTCAACTATTCAAAACTTTAAGCCGATGGGAATCGATGTTATCACTGTTGGAAGCGAGAGAAGATTTCACTTGGCACCATTAGGCGCGTCAACGGTAAACGGAAGCAGAATTTCTGTCCAGTATACATCTACAGCAGGAATGGTGGTTCTCGGTGGATGATCTAATATCAATGATTAGTGCAGTCTACTCATACGCGATTACCGTTGATAAAGATACCGCTATAGTGATCGTCATGACTGCAATAGTAATGACAACTCTCGCTCTGGTCATGTATGTTACTCGGATCAAAGATCACATGAGGGAAGAAAAACGGATCGACGATTCTCACTTCGCAAAAGTGAAAGAACATCTCGGCGACTTAATTGAATCTGTGGAGGAAGCAATTCTTCAGAGAGGGTTAGGACTGATCGAAAAATATGTCCCAGAACCAACAGAAGGTTGCTCTGTTTCCCGCGGAATAGATTGCCAGTTCATGCAGAAGGAGCGGTTCGAGAATGACATGAGCAAAGCTATTGAAGGCAGGTTGAAGAATAAATCGATAGGATGGATGAAGGAGAACGGATTCCACGAAAGCGATAAAAATGGTCTTGAAAATTACATTGAAATGAGAAAAAAGAATGTAGTCGACTTCTTAATTCCATACATAGAAAAGAAGGCGCGAGTCCGGTTTAAATCGCTGTCTGGAAAAGTAAAAATGTTCATAGATGAAAATGAGATAGCGGTGTACCTTACTTCTATCACGAAATTTGCCATCGAAGAGCAGAAGCTGGCTGATAAAGAAATTGCAGAGTACAGACGAACTCATGGATTTTTACCGGAACTCGTTTTAAAACTGATTAATATTTTAAAAAGGATTAAAAAATGAGTAGACCAGAATTTACCGATGCAATTGGAGACCTTGAATCGATACTCACGAAGCTACAGAGAACAAAGCCTGTCTCAGAACTGAAGCTTGGCGAGAAGCAGGAGAGATTTTCGTTCATGCTTGGGTGTTTATTGATCAAGATGCAACTCGAAGGGTATGACGCAAGGATCGGCGATGTGTATGCAACAACTGGTCACACAAAAAACTCTTGCCATTACCAAAAGCTTGCCGGAGACATAAATCTCTTCAAGGATGGAAAGTTTCTGACAGCTACCGAAGACCATAAGATATTCGGTGAATGGTGGGAAAGATTCGGTGGTAGCTGGGGCGGAAGATTTAGAGACGGGAACCACTACTCTCTGGCTCATGGTGGCTCGAAATGAAGGAATTAATAAATTATGGTAACATCGGTGCCGGAGATGTTGTGATGACCGGAGGAAATTCAATCTTCGGATATTTTATAAAAATAATAACCGCAGGTTTTTTCAACAGGAACAATCGAGCAGTCGCTACACATGTCGGGATTGTCGTTGAGATGGAAGGACAGAAGTTTATCGCTGAAATGCTCTCTGATAAAATCCGGTTCAATTCATTTGACCGATACAACGGAGAAAGCAAGAATCGATGGATCGTCGGAATAGTTAGTCACAACAGATTGTCCCACCAAGTGAGAAAAGAAATCAACAGAGAGATGGCTCTATGGTTCAGAAGAAGCTCTGAACACAAGTACGACTGGAGAGGTATTCTTGGGTTCACTCCTTTGAATATCGCGAAGATTCGGCACTGTCCTGATAAGTGGTTTTGCTCTGAAATGGTATCATACCTATGGAAGAAGTTTGGAAAAATTGAGTTGCCAGTTTCCGAAGAGTTTGTGACTCCGCAGATGTTCAATCCTCTTGCCGATATTCATATCCAAGGCATGCACTGGATCCACTGGAAAGCGTAATTGCACTGAAATCAACCAAATAGCCGGACTAATCATTCGGCTATCATTGTTTAATGATTAGTTAATCATAGATTAATCATTAGTCTATCATAGCGTTATCTACGCTAATCAACTATTTAGTAATACTAATAATAATAATAATTAAAGAGCTTTTCTTTGATTCTTTCTTTTTATTCCTTTACTTTTTATATTTTCAATTATATATTATAGATAGAAATTAAATGATTCTGATGAAGGCGGTAAATGTGGGTAGAAAAAAGCAAACAGAAATGACTAGGGCGCAGGTCTTCGAGAAATGCGCTCTCGGATCTCCGGTTTTTCATGTGAACCCGTTTACGAAGATTGAAGAAGCGCAATACTGTATCCAAGACTTCGACGAAACAGGAATGAAAATGATCTGGTCAGATTTAGTAAGGGTGGTTGACTAATGTTTAAATCGAACAAAAAATTAGAGTTCATTCCTGCTGTTCAAGTTGTAACCGGAATGAAGATGCCGATTGTTGCTGGGTCAAAGTTGTTTTCAGAAGTGTCAAGCGTTGAAATAGGTGTTGTGAATACCATTATAACCATTTCGACAAATTCGATCAAATTAGAGTATTCAAACAGTACAAAGGTATGTGTCCTGTGAAAGAGTTCGAATATCAGATTCAATTGTCTTGGGAGAATGAAGACGGAACGACCGACTTCGATAACTTCAGCGTTACTGCTGAAAATGTAGAACAGGCGAAAGTTCTGGCTTTTGCCGATTGTGAAATGCCAAACCGCTTTGATTTGGAGATCAACAGCATTTTTGTGAGGGTAGAATGAATACAATTAAGTCAGGTTGCCTGAACTGCTCAAGCTATCGCGCAGAACCAGTTTTTGGTTCTGGGTTCAGAATTGAAATGAGACGGTTCTGCGGTCTTGGAAAAAAATGTTTGAACTACGGATATTTTAAGAAAAAAGGTAGTTGAGCTATGATCCAAATTATAAACACGAACGAAACTATGTTCCAGAAGTTCGTGAAAAGCGAAAAGCTTCTGGAATTTTACAACTGCTTTTTCTTGTTCTATGTCGAATGCAAAATAGAAGATGGTGCTGAACTCGAAGGAGAAGCACTTTTGGTTAAAAATAAATTTCTAAAATGGAGTAAAAAATGAAAATCACGATTTGCGTTAATACAGGAAATTCGTCTTTTGAAGACGATTTTACCTACGAAATGAACAGGCTTATAGAATCTCTTGTGGACATTATTCCAGAGTCGGAGCCAACTTCAGTCACAAGAAAAAGCGTTAGAGACATCAACGGTAATGTAATCTGGTACATAGAAGTGAGTAACGAGGAGTATAAATCATGATTAAACTGGTGCATGGTCAGCAGGTCAAAGTCGGGCATTTCCGCTGGAAAAAAGGGATCTTTGTAAACAGCCTAAAAGCTTGCGTTGCAGAGCGTGGCGGAGACTACGAAGAAACTTGCGAGAGAGAGCTGAAGAATTTTGGTTACATAAACAAGGCGTGGACTTATCAGGAGCCAACAGTTGTTCTGTCTCATTACGACCATGAAGAAATAGCAAAGAAGGCGATTGCTTACGAGAACGCTCAGTTTCTACACAGCGGAGATCAGGTTGAAATTGAAGGAGAAGTGTTCACTGTTTTCATTGCCGGAGAAAACTACTCAGATCCGGTTCACTTTAGACAGTAAAATGATGCAACAGTACAATGTGAAATATTTTTTCACATTGTATATTGCACATTATATATTAACGATAAGCGTAATGGTGCGCGGAAATGGCAGGTGTTTTATGGCTAGAAGTGTATTAGTGCTCGGTGTGTCCGGCACTGGAAAATCTCACTCGATTCAGAATCTCAGTGAGAAAACGACATTCCTCGTGAATGTTTTCGGGAAGGCTCTACCGTTTAAAGGTTGGAGAAAAAAGTATGTTCCGATCAGATCGTTCAGAGATGCTGTAGGGAATACAGCGGTAGCAGACGATGTTGATACTATCGTGACTTCCCTGAAGTATGCTTATGCGAGAGGTTTCAGAACAATCGTGATCGACGACTATCAATTCGTGGCTGGAATGAAAACTATCAGAGACGCGAAGATCAAGGGTTATGACAAATTCACCGACATTGCTCAGGGCTTTGTTAAGGTTGCTGATATTTGCCGAGAGATGCCTGACGATGCGATCGTCATGTTTCTATCGCACATCGAAGACGATGGATCAGGCGGAACCAAGGCGAAAACCGCTGGTCGTATGGTTGATAATGTCATCGGTTTTGAGTCGCTATTCACGATTGTTCTTCAGACATTCGTGAAGGACGGAAGATACGGTTTTGAGACTCAAAATAATGGCAAAAATACCGTAAAATCTCCCGAAGGGATGTTCCCTTTGGAGATTGATAACGATCTTGAGTTTGTTCGTAAATCGATTATTGCTTACGATGAAGGCGAAGATATGCCAGTGTTCGAGAAGACGACTCTCGCTGAAGAGAGTAAGGTTGAACAGAAAACAGGTTTTTTTGTTCCTGAGTCAAGCTTTAGCGATGTTGACCAGCCTTTCGGAGCAAATGTAGAGCACGAGGACTTCAGTCCAGAAAGCACGGCAGTCGAAGATGATGTAGACGAGTTTTCGCAAGCTGGAAAGCGTGCACTAGATGTTGAATCGTTTGATTACTTCTACCAGACCATTGCTCAAAATAAGCCGGCACTTGTTTCACTTTTGAAAGCTGGCTTTATCCGGTTCAACGGCCACTCTGTGATTGTTGAATACGAAAACCGTCTCTCTGGTCAGTATAATTCCGTTTCTACAGAACAGGCGATCCAGACCATAGAACAGCTTCTGGCAAATTTCTATGGGTACACTGTCCAGTTTATACCGACTCTTCAGGCAAGACCAGCGACGAACGAAGGTACTCCAGATGTTTTCCATAAACATCCGACCAACTCTGAAAAGGCGAAAGGTTTTGACCAAATGTTGACAGAATTGGTTGACACTCTCGGCGGAAAAGCTGAAGCTACTGCCTTTTTGGTCAGAAAGAGATCCTTGAAAGATGGTCAGCCTATTGATTCACTGTCGCTTGTTGCTCTTCAGAGACTCCATGGTAATCTCGATAAGCTTGTCGAAGTAAAAGCAAAGGAGACTGTAAATGGGTAATAATTCAGACCACCACGAAAATTCTCCGAGTAAATTCCCTCAGTATGAAAAGTGCTTGCATTTCGAATCTTCAGAAGCAGGAGAGTCCGCGATTCGCGGTACTCTTCAGCACAAATGGCTCGAAATTAGTCTGAACTCTACAGACAAAGAAAATGGTGCTTTGGAGATAGACAAAGCTGATCTCGACTGGTGCCATGATAACCTTACGAAGTATGAGGTTAACTGCGTAGATTGGGCGTATTATAAGATTTTGTCTCTCATGTCAAAACACAAGGCGAGCCTATTATCACTGAAAGCTGAACGAAAGGTCGTTGTTTTCACGAGTGACTTCACATCCACCGAAGGAACCGTGGATGTGACTTTCACCGGATCTGTGCCACTGTATGAAGATCTCGTGATTGCAGATTACAAGTCTGGCAAAGTTCGAGATTATTCTGGTCAAATGAAGGTATACATGCTTGGTGTCGCTCAAGAAAACGGATTGTTAGGCGACACTCCTGTTTATGGATACACTGTGTATGGCAAAGAGCGTGAAGTTACAGAATACAAATATACCGTGGAAGAACTTCAGGAGTATTTTGACTCAATGTATTCAAAAATAGAAGCAAAGGAGTCTACCGATCCAGTTGTAAACGAATACTGCTCTTGGTGCTCAAAGAAGTCTAAGTGCAAAGCTCGAAACGAAGCAGTCAAAAGCTTTACAAAGGATGTTCCTGAGGCTACCAATATCCCTATAACACTAAAGACTAATCTCGCTACAATGACAGGTGAAAAGCTTGGGAAAATGCTTGAATTCGCCAAGGTAGTAAAAGGTTGGTGTGTCGATGTAGAGGAAGAGGTAAAGTCGAGGTTTAACAGCGGTAAGACTGTAGAAGGTTGGGAACTGAAAAAGTCCAGTACAAAAGGATTCCCTGATAGCACTGCTGTCTTCGCAAAGATAACAGATCTTGGGGAAGAGACAGCTCTGAGATTCGTTGAACAGTTATCGATCAGTCAAAAGCTTGTGAAGGAAGTTGTCGGGAATGAGATTTTTAAAGAGTCTTTCGTAGGAATGTTAGAAGTAACTGGATCTAAAAAAACGCTGGTAAAATCTGGCGAGAAAGAAGATGAAAATGAGTAGTCAAGCTTGTTTTGTATTCAATGCAGAAAATGCTCTCAAAGCAGATGGGGCAGGAATCGTAGACAAAGGAGGCAATTACCTTGTCACCTTGAAAAACTGTTATGTCGGAAAAACTCAAAACGGAGCCAGTTTCTTCGAACTGAACGGAGAGTGCGCTTCCGGTGAAGGAATCAACTATCTCACATTGTACACGAAAGGGAAGGATGGTTCAGTACTCTATGGTCACAACAAAATGAGTGCGCTGTGTGGGTTATTGAGTCTTTCTACGCTGACTTATATTGCTGTTCAGGTTCAAGGAAAAACCGCTTACAAAGTGCCTGAACTAGAAAACAAACAAATCTACATAGGCGTTACCCGTGAGGATGTAAAGGACGAACGAGGTCAGTGGAAAATAACTTCAAAGGGTCAGCAAGCATTCAAGCTTGAAGTGCTTCACTTCTATGACCCTAAAACATTCCAGACCTACACAGAAAAGGTCGAGAAGAAAGAGCCACAGACATTCACAAGACAGATCGTTGATAAACTGGCTCCTGCCGGAGGAAACCAGAATCAGAGCCAAAACCAAGCTGGATTTGGCGATTTTGGCGGAGGTGACTTTGGATCATCTGGATTTGGATCGGATGCAGGATTTGGCGGACTTGGCGGATTTGGCGGAACTGTCGCTCCAGCAAAACCTATCGACGACGATCTCCCGTTCTAATATCGTTTCTCAAGGCGAAATATATTGCATATTTCGCCTTTTAAATTATATATTAAACACGAACTTAACAAAGGGTATTGAATGTATAAACCTGATTACAAGAAGATTGCAGAACAGTATAATCTCGCACATAACGCGAATTGTACA